TAAGAAGTTTGATACGGAGGAAATATAGCTTCTAATTCTTTATCTTTAGGTTGAATTTTTGAATTACTTACAATTCTAGCGTCATAAGATAATATATTATTAATTTCATTATTTACTTTAGCAGCTTCATCATAATAAGGTTTAAGATCAGCATCTATACCTAGAGTTTTAAATATAAAAGCAAATGGTCTAACTTCTGCTGGAACATCATTAAGACCAGGTACATCTGGATAGAATTTATAATCAGATGCTTCAATACCTAATTTAATTGTTCCATAAATAACTTTTTTAGCAAAATCGTGATAAGCATTATTGTTATCAAATTTATGACCATAAGTTTGAATAAAACTGTCGTATTTTTTTTGAGCTAATGTTTGTATTAAGTTAGCTCTACTAGCTGGTAATTTATCAGATACTAATGGATTACTAGAAAATCCTGTAGGATCAAAATAATTATTACCAGTTGTTAAACTAATTAAAGTTCCTTTATGATTAATCTTTAAATGATAATTAGGTTTGCCAAATTTATTTAATGTACCTGTAGGTTCAATAATAGTATTTTCATAACCATTATCTATTTCTTGTTTAATAACTTCAGAAATATCAACTGGTTCTAATTTTGTACCTGTAAATAAACCAGATGTATCTTTTTGCCCAAATCTTTCTATTTGATCTTCTTCGCTTAAAGTAGCTTTTAAATAATTACCTTGTGCAATAATACTATTATCAAAACCTTGACCAGAAAAACCTACTTTATCTTCAAAAGAATTTTTAATTATTCTTACTTTGCCATCACCAGTAAATCTAGTAGCAGAATAACCAGCTTTATTCATTTTGTTTAAAGCAATTTGTGATGCTTTATAAAATATTTGTTTGCCATCATCACTATTAATATCTATTTCTTTACTTCCAGTCATATAAGTTAATTCAGTAATTGTATTATCTAACCATACTCTTTTAACTTCTGGTGTTAAAAGTGTAGATGCAAATGTTGGAAGTAATGTTGTAGAATCAGGTGAAAACATATGGGCATATTTATCTTTTTGACCTAAAAAGAATTTTTTAACCCACCAAGTATTAGTATTAATATCTAAATCACTAATAACATTTTCTAATTCATTAGATGTAATAGAAGCATTTTCACTTAAATGTGTTGTAATTCTTTTTTTGTTTTCATTAAATTTAGTAGAATCTTTTGCAAAAAGATTTAATTGATTAGCACCAATAATATTATCTAAAACTGCAATATTAGCATTATTTGCTTCTTCATATATTGAAGCATTTTGAATTGAAAGATATGGAAACATATCTGTAGATTTAATATAATTATATAATGCAAGATTTTTTTTAAATTCATCCATTTGTCCTGGTTGATTAAAATCTACATTATATGTTGTATTTAATCTTTTAATAACAGCAGTAGGTTCTAAATTTTGATTCTTTAAAAGAGTCATAGCAAGACCAAATTTAGCATTACTAATATCAGTTATATTGTTATCATTAATACCATATCTTCTAAAAATAGCAGTTTGAAATAATTGTTTTTGTTCATCATTAACAAAATCATTAGAAATAATTTCACCATTCATAGCTTTATTAACTAATGCTTGAGCTTTAATATTTTTATCAACTATATTTATTGCATTAGGAAAATCAGTTTCTGATATGCCAGGCATATTATTGATTACATAATCATTTGCATTACCTGTTCCATCTTTAAATTTATTTACATCAAGTATTCCACCATACTGTTGTTCACCATCTAAATTATATTTAATTTTAGAATCTTTTAATGCACCAATTGATTGACCATTATAGTCATCATACAAATCTTTAACTTTTTTAATAATTTTAGATCTAATAAAAGGATCTTTAATTTGATTAGAATATTCTTGGAATATTGGATTGTTTGTGTCATCAGGTGTTACAGGTAAACTATCTTGCCCTGCTGCATAATTAGTAAAATATTTTAAACCATCTTTTTTTCCTATTTTTTTCATTAAGTTAAATACTCTTAATGATTCAATATCTATAATATCGCTATTTAAATTTTGAGTTAAAACGCTGCTTTTATATCTTCCAGTATTAACAATACCTTCTTCAGCAGATCCATAATTATGATTTAATTGTTTAAATGTAGTGTTACCAATATATGAATTAATATTCATAGCAGGTGCATCACTCATAGTAATAGTATCTAATGTAGATCCTGTATCACTAATTGTATTTTGTTTTGTAGTTAACCAACCATTAACTGCTGCTTCATCTTTTAAAGCATTATAATTAGCTGTAGCATATGCCATATTAGCTAAGTTTTTTTGTGCTAATATATTTTCTGCAATAGACTTATATGCTGATGGTGTATTTCCTAATACAGTTTTAGAATAATTATCTACTGCATTTTTCATTGCATCAGGATCATTTTTGTATTTATCTTTTAAATTTAAATAATGATCTCTTGATGTTTGATTAAATTGATATTGCCAATCTACTTTATCGTCAACTTCAGCTTTTTTTCTAAATGTATCAATAACATCAATAGCACCAGATAAAATTTCTGTTGAAATAGTAGTGTCTGGAAATTTTGGAATACCAATATTATCAGCTACAGATGCTCTAAGATTAACAGATTTTTTACCTGTTTCTAATGATGTTGTAATTTGTTTACCTGTTTTTAATGCCATTAAAATGATCCTTCAGTAGCAGTTCTTATTTTAGCTAATTTAGTAATATCACTATCTACTCCAGTGTCATATTGTCCTTTACCACTTTTATATGATTGTGCGTATGCTGCTGTTTTAAATCCACTTACTGCTAATTTAGTATAAGCACCATACTCTTGTGCTTTACCCATAACTTTAGTTGTATAAATAGCAGATTGTAATTTAGATTCAGATCTAGCAGTATTTAATTTTATAGTACTAACATCTTTTGTAGCTATTCTATCTATTTCACTTTGAACAGCTAAAAAACTTCTACTATCATCAGAATAACCAGAACCTGCTACAATAGCTCTATTAATTTTTTTCTTTTTTTCAGCAGCTTCGTTTACATCATTAGCATCTTGTAATCCTTTTAATTGATTAACTTTACGTTCAGTTTCATATTCTTGTAACTGAGCTTTTGTCATAGCTTTTTGATATTGTACTTGCTGATATGTACCTACAGCTTGTACTCCAAAACTAATTACTGCTAATGTTACTGGATCTGCACTCATTATGCGAATACTACCTCCACTGACATACCTAATATTTTAATTGGTAATGGATCATCTTGCGATAAAGTTACTGTTGGACTTTTGTCATATCCTAAAAAGAAAAATTCTTTTTTAGATGTAATAGGTGTTAGGTCAGAACCACCAGTAAAATTAACTTGCTGTACTACTAATGATTTTGCGGTTGTATCAGCAGCTTTGACAGTTAAATCTAATGCAGAGTTAAGATCAATGATGGCTCTTGAGATTCTTCTAGGTAATCCTGTTAATGGCCCTTCAGCTAATTCTTTATCAATAGGCATAGTTTCTATAATCGGTATATAATTAAATCCAATTTTTAATCCAGATGCTCTGGCAGTATTTAAAGTAATAGTGTTAGTAGCAGATACAGTAAACGCACCAAGAGAACTGTTACCTTCTATAGCATTAATAGATTCATTAGTATAAATTGCATTAACATTATGTAAAAATCCTTTTACTAAAGTAATTACTGCATTGTCCGCAGGTGTAACTGCTAAAGCAGTATTAAGGTTAAGGTCATAAGATCCTCCACCATTATTAGTTACTGCTTGTATAATATATTCAGTAGAATCACCAGCTATAGTAAATGTTTCATTAATTTGTGGATCAGATGTTAATCCATCTACTTTTAATACTGAACCTGTTTGGCTACCACCTTGAACCAAAGGTGTACCTTTTTGATTAACAGTAGAAATAGTTTTCATATCTAATGTATTACTATCATCATCAGCAAATAATTCCAATGTATAAACTGTAGATCCGTTTAATTGTCTTTTAACAATACACACAAGGTATTCATTAAGAGCAATTATAGATTGAAAGTAATCATCATTTCTTGTTGACCATAAACTCCAACCTGCAATTTTTTCATCTCTAACAGAATGAAACACTGCAAATGTTCCTGGTAATGTAGAACCATTATTTAAGAAAAAAGCATATTGTTCTGGTCTAGTAAAGTTACCTTTAATAACTGCAATTTGTTTTGGGTTATCAATTAAATGCTGTGCAAGTATTGATACTGATGTAGATTTATATCCATCTTCAATATCAGAATAAATAAATTCTCTAACAGCTTTACCATTCTTTTGAACAAACCCTGCTGCTTGATCAAACATTACAGGTGCTGTTCTACTAATACCATAAGGTGTTTGTCTTAATACAGATACGTTAGCAGGTGTAATAGTATTATCAGTTGCTCTAGGAATGTAATATTCTCCACCATCTGTAAATACTTGTAGATCTTTACCAGATAACATATGTCTAACTTCATTAACTTCTGAACCTGCAATATCTAAATCTATTGCTTCGTCTGGATCACCAGCTCCAACATCAAAATTATAATATTCAGATATTCTTGATGCTAAAATTCCAGCAGGTCTAGATTTAAGACCACCAAACCATAATCTATTATTATGAAATGTTACTGCTTGAGGATAACCTCTATGATCAGAAATTGCTTCTTCTTTCCAATTAAAATGTGGCCCAGCTCCAGCAGATACAGCTTCAATAATAGTAACTGTTACAACAGTTGCAGAAGTATAGCCAGTAATTTTCATTTGTGATCCATCAACTTCTAAATAGTGACCAACACAATCTGGAACAAATACTGGAGCACTTGCTGTTACAGTTCTTCCAGTTCCTGTAGCACCAGTAGATAAGGTTACTGTAACAGTAGAATCATCATATTTATAAAATGGTGCATATATTTTATTAACTCCAGAAACAGCAGGAGTATCTTCATCAATTCCAAATGCAAATTCAGATACAGTAAATGTTGTTGCAGATGATCTAAATATTTTTCTAATTGGATTATCTCTATGAGTTACAAATATTGTATCTCCAAATTGTGCAAAGTTTAATTCAAATAATTGAGCTGTAGTCCAATTACAGTTTGTAGTGTAATTAGATACAATTGGTGTACCACTAATATCGTAAACATCCATTCTATTATTTGATAACACTATAATAGCTATTTCATCATCAGAAAATACAAATGGAATTAATCTAGATTCAGCAGGTAATGTTGCAAGATAAGAAGTACCTGGTCTTCTCATTACTCCACCTTCTGCTAATAAAGCAAAATTTCTACATTGTTTAGCACCATTAGCATAAGCAGGTGTATCTATTCTGTTAGATAATAATGGATTAAGTTCTCCAGAAGAAAAGTTTGTTAATACAGTTTTTAGTGTTCTTGCCATTAGACATCAGTTCTTGTAGAGTTTCTTAAGTTAATAAATCTTGAAGTATCAAGTTTTCTAGTAGTTACTTCTGATGTATCAATATTTTTAGATATTAAAAATTGTCTATCAGATAACATTTTAAATTCTCTAATCATACCAGCATCTCTAGCAACAGATCCTGCAAAGATAGATGCAAGTTCATATTCTAAAGCTAATCTAAAATGAGCTGGAAAGTAATCTTCTTCTACTCTGTAAATATAATCTAATATTAAAGTATTGTTTCCACCATAAGTATTTACATAAATTTTATCTTTGTATCTTGTATATGGAATAACATAGTCATTAACTGTTACTGTAATAATTTGTAATACTCCAGGATCAGCAGGTAATTGATAAGCATAATCATATCTACCTTCTGGTGCTGATGCTAATAATGATAATTGTTTTTGGTTAGTAGCAAATTTCCATCTATGTCTAGTTAAAGAAGATTGAACAATATCTTCATAAACATTTGATGCAACGAGAGCTTCAGTGCTACCATCTGAAAAAGAAGATATAGGTTGAGCACCTATCATTACTAAAGCTCTTGCACATATATCTACTTTACTTGTTGCCATTAAAATCCTTTATTAAATTGAGGGCGAGTTTCCTCGCCCCCAAATATATATATTATTAAGCCAAAGCTACAGTAGTTACTGTTGCTGCTCCAGATGCAGATGTTACAGATAGCACGTCTGCTGCTATTGTTCCACCAACTCCAGAAGTAACAATAATAATGTCACCTTGTTTTAATTGATTATATGCTGAGTTGAAGTAACCAGAACCACTAATAGTTCCAATTGCATCTCCGTCTATATAGAAGAAAATACTGTTACCACCAGCTTCAGCAATCTTTTTGATTGGGTTGTCTGTTGCGTATGCCATATTATCCTCCTATTACTCCGCACATTTTTGAACTCTTAATCCATTAGAGTCAATCTCAACTGCACCTAATGATAACATAGATGTAATTAAGTGTGATACTTTTTCTGGAATGTAGTTCACTTCAGTTTTAACGTCAGATCCAACACCTAATCCCACAGATGATTTGTGGAAAGCTAGTGTGTATCTATCGCTTGATGGTTTAGATAAACCAGAGTGTACGAACCATAAGAATCCTAACCATCTTTTAGCAGTCATACCACCTTTGAATGGAAGTTCATCTTGTCCTACGTATTCTAGTCTTGTAAACTGATCAATACCTAATAGGTCAGACCATTGTTTAGGCCCTACTACCCAGTATCTTTGACCATCATCTGGAACGTCATTACCATTGAATGTTTCCATCATATTTTTAGCTTTCACTAAAGACATACCTGTTGATGCGTCTGAGTTTACGTTATTTGCGAAAGCAGTACCTGCATCCATCACATCTCTTATCACTTCGTCAGTTTTTCTACCAAGTGCATAAGCTGCTGATTGTGCAACTACTTGTCTTTCGTCAATGTTTACCTTTAACTCGTCTAACTTGTCAACGTAATCTGCTGCATAGTAATCAGTTAAAGTTGCTGACACACTGCTGTGTGAAAGATCCATTGCAACTACTTCAGCGTGTCTTGCTTTAGTGTTTGCAGAACCTTGTGCAACTTTCTGAAACTTAACAGTAGATCCGTTTACTCCGTTCACATTTCTAACTAAATTTTTTAGTTTGCTTCCCATTCTTTGGTAAGCCATATGAACTTCAGCTTCGAATTGAGTTATAAAGGCATTTGTTATTGATGTAGCCATTTATTAGCTCCTTTTTTATTGTTGTTGTTAAGTTTACGTTTATCCGATTGTCTTACAAATGCAGAGGATTGTTATCCAATTAAGGGCAATCATTGAACATTTTTAAGGTCTTGCTGCAAAAATAGATTTGTTTATGATACTAAACAACGCACATTAAATCCATATTTTAGGTATAGTTATAACTTCACCAAATTCTAACTTACCTTTATCATCATATGAATAAGTGCCAAATAATGTAATTGATTTATCGTCTTCTTTATAAATCCACATTTGGCTACATATTGCATCAGCAGGTTTTTGATTATCCATATCTTCTTCAGATAACCATCCAGAATCTGATACAGCATCTAGCCAATGTAGATCTGTTTTAAGCTTTTTAAAACGAAAAGGTTTTTTAACCTTGTTTCGCTTTATTGTATGCTTTCTCATAAAGCTCCGTTACTCGTTTGACATATGAAGGATCTCTTTGATTTGAATCAAAGTATCTTGGATCATTCATCATAGATTTTAAATCTTGCAAGTCTGGCATAACAGACACTTGAGTTGGTGTTGTTGGAATAGGACTATCTTTAGTTAACTTCATTATTTCTTCAATAGCCTTAACTCCATCTGCTGTAGCAGCTATACTTGAGAAAGTACTATAAGCACTAGGAGATAGGTTTTTTTTAGACCATAACTCAGCAGCTTCTATTCTTTCTTTAGCGTTATCACCAAGATTTTGCATTTCTGCATTTATATCTGGCAAAGCAGATACAGCATTATTGATGAACATATTTACACCTTCATCAAACTGATCTTGTGATAAACCATTTTTTTTAGCAGTTTCTTTCCACCATTGTACAATCTCCATATCATCAGATACAGATACATCTACATTCTCTGGAAGTTCTGGAAGATTAACTTTATATGCTTCAGGAGCATTTTTTAATCTTTCAAGTTC